GAATTTCCTAAATTATCAGAACTACCCATATAAACAAATGGGCTTCATGTCTGACATTATTCGTGGCACTCCGCTGACTCAGACTGGCTCTTCTATATATCAGGCTCCTCCAACTTTGATGCAAAACGCAATGAGTTTGGGACTTGGTGCTTATGGATTAAATCAACTTGGAATTGGTAAAGCGGAAGGCGGTGAGGTAAAGAGTTACGCTAGAGGCGGTATTAGTGATAGCGTGATGAGCCCAGAGTTCAAGCGTTATGCCGTAGACCACATTGACCCACGCCAACTCCCACTAGCACAACGCAACGCAGTAATGCGAGGCGACAGAGAGACTGCCGACTTTGCTACAGATGAGATGTTAGTAGACGCAGCGATACGTCGTGGTGCTGGTCTTGCTGCTGCATTTACACCTCAGATGGCTGATCATGTAGTGCGTGCTGCTGGTGGTGGCATTTTGGCTTTTGCTGAAGGCGGCACTAAAAAAGCACCAACAACTATGCAGCAGGCTATAGAGAGTTTGTATAGTACCGAACTACCAGAACTTGACCGTGGTCCTAAATATGTTGAATCGGTTAAAGGTATCCGTGGTGGGCTAGAAGGTCTTTACCCCGCCAGTGAAGCCATACCAATTTACCAACAAACAATCGAAAAACAACAAGCGCGTTTACCTGAAATAGAAAAACAAGCCCGTGGGCTTACCGCGCTTCGTATGGCTGCCGCCTTACAAAAAGCAGGCGTTACTTCTGGTGATCGTTACGCTGGAATGTTTGAAGCAGCTGCATCAGGCGCAGAAAAAGCTCAAGCATTAAGAGATGCAGCAAATAGCGAGCTGAATAAATCTATGCTGTTGATGGCTCAGGCAAAAGACTCCCGCGCTATGGGTTTGACCGATAAAGCACTTTCGGAAAAGAGCGCATCTGAAGCTCATGCTGAACGCGCAGCGAAGTTTAAGCAAGACGCTGATAAACAAATGGTGCAAATTCTTGGGCAGAAAGAAATTCATGCGGCTGATCGTGCGGCACAGTTAGCTGCGGCTAACCGTCCCGGCGAGACTGAGCGTATGCTTGCTGAATACGAAAACCGTATCGGTCGCAAACTTAGCCCAGAGGAATACACCGAGGCAATTGCTAATCTTGGCGCAGCGCGTTTCGGGGTTCGTTACACAGGCCAAAAAGGTGAGTTTGAACACAAAGCTAAAGTAGATGAGCTTATCCAAAAGGACAAGCGTTTTGAAAATATTTCTTTAGATTTGATGCGTGCTGGCGGCAGGAAAGACGCCAAATCAACAGCGCTTCGTGACGACGCGAACGCCCGTTTAGCAGAACTTCGTAAAGAATATGAAGATCGCTATAAGATAATTTCCCCAGTAGCGGGCTTGCGTGCGCCAACAGACGGGGCGCAAACCCCACCCTTACAAGCAATTGAAGCTTTAAGGGCTAATCCGTCTCGGCGTGATGAATTTGATGCAAAATATGGAAGAGGCGCGTCGGCTAGATATTTAGGAGAATAAGATGGCTAACTTCTTTGATCAGTTTGACGCTGTAAAAGAGGGTAGGCCAACTGGAAACTTCTTTGATCAGTTTGACCAACCGCAAAGACAACAGAAGCTTGAACCCACCGAGTCTGGTGGGTTTACTGGTTCGTACCTTGAGGCTCTTAAAGAGCGGTTCAGCACTGCCGCTCCAGCAGCCAAGTTATACACTGGGCTAGGAAGCCAAAAAGAAGCAACCGAGGAACTTCTTAAACACTCAGAAGATTCGCAGAATGCTTTTAAACAGACGGAATTTAGCGACATTGGTAAGGCTTTCAAAGAAGGCCATTACGGTGATGCGTTAAGTAAGACCGTAGATAAGTTCAAAGAAGTAGCGGGCTCGTCTTTAGGCTCGATGACTCCTGCTATTGCTGCGGGCCAAGCGACCGGTATGGTTGCCGGACCGCTTGCTGGCATGGCGGCCTTTGGTGTTGTGTCTCTTGGGTCTTACATTGCTGACAACATCGGTCGCCAAAAACAAGAGCAAGAGAAACAGGGCGACAAGTACGCAGACATTAACCGTTTAACGGCTACGACAGCCGCCGCTGGGCAGACTGCGCTTGATATTTTTGGTTTCAAATTCTTCAAGCCACTAGGCCGTTTGGTTGGCATAGAGGGCAAAGAAGCGGCAGAGCGCACCGCCCTAGAGATTGTTGAAGCGGCAACTCAACCAAAAGCATACCGTAATGCGGTATTACGTGGTACGGCAGAAGGTGTTGCGTTTGAAGTCCCACAAGAAGTAGCGCAACAAGTTCTTGAGCGTTGGCAGGCTGGGCTATCTATAAATCCATTCGATGACCCAGAAGCTGCTAAAGAATACGCTGAAGCTGCTGGTGGCGCGTTGCTACTTGGTGGGCCTATGGGTGGCGGTAGCAGACTATATGAGACTTACAAAGCTCGTCAAACACCAGAAGGCCAAACACTCTTACAGGGTATGGATGCTATCCAGAGCAAGATACTAGAGAGTCTTGGAGGTGAGCAAGATGTTAGACAACCTATCAACGAGCCAGTTGGAGCAGGCACTAAAGTGGATACACAACCCCCTGCGGGACCCCCCGCCGCAGGAGCTTCAACAGTTGACACCGGCAGAGTGGTACGTACTGACGGGACTACTGCGCGACCTGATGCACGAAAAGCTGCACCAACAGGTTCATTAGAGGATTTCCACCGTCAGTACAACGATTTGCGTGCTGAGATGGCTGAGTTGACAAATATCACTCACCCCACCACAGCAGACATGAATCGCATGAAGTTGGTTCAACGGGATTTAAATCAAATTGTTGAAGACAATGCAGCCGCAATCAAAGCCGCTACAGGAAGACCGGAGCTTACTCAGTTCCACACTGTTATTAATACAAAAGGTAGACCGGTTACGATTCCACCGCTTTTAACAAACCCTCTTTTTGATGGTGACAAAATAATCGGTGACATAGTTACTGCGGAATTAACGGGGCGAGCCAAAGCATCACAAGGTAATTTGTTTGGTAGCTTTGAAGGCACAAACCGTCTTGCCCGAACAGCTATGGCGTTTGCTGGAAGAGACCCCGTTAAAGCCCTGCAATACTTGGAAGACAGAAAGCAACGGGCGTTAGACGAGTTTGAGAAAAACAAAGAAGACCCTACTTGGGCTATGACGTACAGCTCTCAACTTGGTATGACCAAGGGTGAGGCAGCTAGGAACCCAGAGATAGTGGCTAGGCATGTGCTAAACCAAGTCCTTGGGAATGTTGATCAAGCCAAAGAGCAAATAAGCCGCACGGCTAGACCGTCGCAAGGTGGACTGTTTGATGAGGGCAAACCCTCAGAAACAAAAGCTACTGAGCTAACCGACAAAGAAAAAGAAAACTTACTAAACGCCGAGCAGGGCGAGATGATCGGAGACGCTACCGATCCACAAAACCTTGCTCGTATGGAGCTTATAAGACGGCAGCAAGAGATTGAGAAAAACCGTAAGAATGTAAATTACGAAGTAACTCAAACAACACCGCAAGAGCGTCTGGCAATTCTGACTCAGCAGGAAGCAGAGTTAAATCGCAAGCACAAAGATGCTTTGGCTGAGCATAAGCGATTGGTTGAGTTGGGTGCTCGTCCTGTCGAGGAAAGATTTGCTAGACCAACTGGCGAGCAGATTTCTAAAGCTGCTAACTTAGCTAAAGACTACAACAAGCAGCTACAAGGCGTTCGTTTAGAAATAGAAAAAGTTAAAAAAGAACCAGCGCCCACAACTCCGGTACAGCCCAAACAAGCAGAGACTCCCACGCTTGTTGAGTCTAAGCAAGAGCAGCCAAAATTATTCGCTGATGAGCAAGTCCCTAAGTTTCAACTGTCACAAGAAGAAATTGATAGAAGGCAGGCGGAGCGTGACAAATACCTGTCAAAGAAAGAGCAGGAGGAAATATCCTACGCTAAAGAAAACAGACTTGCCAACGCTACCAAAAAAGATTTTGACGAAGCTGTCTCTATCAGAGACGCGGCCCTAAAGAAACTCAGATCATTAGAAGAATCCTTGCAGGAAGCTGCGGCCAAGAATGCGCCCAAGAGCCAGATTGACAAGATCATGGCTGACATAGAGCTGGCTAAGCGAGAATATAGAGTTGCAGCTATTGAAGTGGCTGATATATACGACGTGCTTGAAGACAGGGGCTATAAGTTTGAAAGCAAAGATGCTTCGCAAAAACTAAAAGAAGATGAAGAGATTAAAGAAAGCACTGAGCACATCCCTGAAACCGAAGAAGGCAAAATCATCAGCGACTTCTTTGACAGCATACAACCTGCGACTAATGATGAACCATCCGTAGTACGGCATGGCTCTTCTAAAAATACAGCCGCTGAGACGTTATTGGAATACGACATTGCCGAGCCCGGAGAGAAAAGTAGCGAAGGCGCTCGCAAGATGCTGGACTACATTGCCAGCCTTGTGGGTGGGTTAGAGAACTTAAAGACCGCCATTCCTCTACTTTATGAAGCCACGCCCGCTCAACAGGCCCGCATATTTGAAAGACTCGGTCTACCAAACCTGACGACCATTCGTGGTATGGACAAGTTCCGTGATGACATACAACGATATGTTGAAGACCTGCATAGCAGCGGAGAAGGTATAAACCTAATCACGCGTAGTATGCCGTCGCCTTTTCATGGACGCACGATACCTTACACAGAGACACTCACAACTACGGGTCTAGTAACGCAAACATATACGTCTGAGACCGGTAAATTACGCGCTCCTAATCAAGCCGAAGTAGAGACAGAACATGTAATTGTGGATCGTAAGTTACGAAACGCAATACTTATGCTTAAGCAAGCGTTGAGTGTTGGTAAAGGAATAACCGACAGGCAGCACGCAGCTATAAACTATTTGTTCAAAAATAAGCACAGAGATACGTTTGGTCATGCTCTAGCTGACTTGGCTTTTGATTTGGCGTATGGCGTCATATCCCCTAAAGAATACGGCGCTAACTCACAGTTCTTCGGTGAGGGTGGCAAGTACGCTAAAGACTTCCGTGAGTGGATAGTTCTTAACCTAGACCAAAGCACGGTGGACATTCTTAACGAAATGGTTGCTGAACACGCACGCAACCACGAGCAAAACATAAAGTATAAAGAAGCTGAAGCTCAATATAAAGCACAGCGAGATAAACGCACAGACAAAAAGATTGAAGCTTACGAGAAGCGCACTAAAACAAAACTACCTAGAGCGCCTAGGAAAGTGCGTATCACAGACATCAAAGAAGAAAAATTGGGTCCGATCAATCTGCCTACCACGCATATCGTTCTCCCAATAATCTCGCGTTTGCTAGAGCAAGGTAAGGTTAACGAAGCGTTGACTATCATGGCAGACTCTAAGGGCAACCCCTATTACTCAGCATTAGCTCAGCGTTTGCTTGATACCAACCTCACGGCGTCGGCTCGCTTGATAGGACCAGACGTCATAGAGTCGCTGAACAACAACCCCAAGATTAGGGAATCGCTTGATACACACCTAGATGTATTGCGTGACTTAGTCGCCACGATGTATCCTACAGATAAGCAGGCGAGCATAATCGCAGGCTTACGTTCGTCCAGATTAAGTGAGTTGGTTAATGCTGTTCAAACATTACAGGACACTATAGACTCAGTTGGCGCGTCTGATGCACAAAAGGAAACGCTCAAGAACACCTACAAACTTCTCGATGAAGAATTTAATTGGAATGGTAAATACGACCCAGCCACCGATCAGATTGTGATGCGTACGGGTGGCGGCAAATTAACCAATACTTTGTTCTTGCACGAAGCTATACACGCTGCGGCTTCGCATCTAATTGACAACGCGGACAAACTAACAGGCATACAACGCCAAGGATACGATCGCTTAGTAGAGCTGTACGAATACTCTAAGAAAACGCTAATTACCGAGGAATTCAAGAATGAGTTCTACGATTTGCATGAGTTCATATCGTATGCGCTTACTGACCCAGAGTTTCAATCTTACCTACAAGGCTTAGGTTACAAGTCTTCGCCAATCTCGTTGTGGAACGTGTTTACTGAAGCTATCCGTAAGCTGTTCAAAATCTCTAAAGGCGCAGAAAGCAACGTCATGGTCGAGACCATTCTTGCTGTGGACACCTTGTTAGCTGGAACAATGGCCCTAGAAGGACTCAATGTTGCAGGGACAGCGAAGGCGGCAAAACCCAAGCAACCTAAAACCAGAGTGTTCCGCCCCGGTATGCCCAACCAACCGGGGATGATTGCTCGGTTAATGAAAAGCAGTTCTTGGTCGCAGCAGGCTATGAATGAGTTTCGTAGCATGACCGCTAGCGCCAGACCAGCCGCTCTGGGGCTACTAACACTTCGTCAGATTGATGATTTAGTAGCGGGGCGTATCCCACAACTCAGTAATTTCATTAAAGTTACTGAAGACTTTTTGGCTCGCAAAAACAGCATACTTAAAGAATCAGGTGAAATATCTAAAGCGTGGGAGAAACTGCAAGGTAAAGACCCCGATATGTCTAGACAGATTGGTCTGGTCATGCACATGGCAACAATTACTGAGATAGACCCAGATAAAGCCACAGTACATCAAAAGAATGCTAATCCAGATTTGATGGACGAGTGGAAAAAACTAGACGAAAAGGCTCAAAAAATATATCGCGACGTGCGAGATTTCTATGAGCGTCGGTACAGCAACTATAAACAGTTGATGAACCGCAGGATCATTCATATGCGTCAGATGGGTGTGTCTGAAAAAACCATACTTGAGATTCGTAATGAGTACGAAAGGGCTAAGATAAAAGGCCCATATTTCCCGCTTATGCGCTTTGGTCGTTTCTGGTATGAGATTGGGCCTCGTGGCAACCGTGAGTACTACATGTTTGAGTCCCAAGCTGCCCGCGACGCTCATATCCAAGAGCGCATCGCCAAAGACCCGCACTTGGCAGACACCATTGGCACCAGCATAGGTAATGATTACAAGTCGCAGATGGACCATCACGCAAGAGAATCTAATCTTGTGCGGGAGATGTTCAACGCCATAGATTCAATAGATGTAACAGGGTTAACCCCAACAGATGCAGACGCCAAAAAGCAGGCATTGAAGGACGATCTGTATCTCACATACATTCAAAACATGCCTGAGAACAGCATACGCAAAAAATTTATTCCTAGACAGAATAAAGCGGGCTACTCAGAAGATGCTCTCCGTAGTTTTGCTTCGTCGTCCTTCAACATGGCGTATCAGATGGCGCGTTTCCAGTATTCGCCAGACATGTTCTCACAGCTGGAAGCAGCAAAACTTCAAGTTAAAGGTAGATACGATCCTAAAGTTGGGTTTGATCCCGCAGTAGTTCGTGAAAGCGACGAACTTAATGACTACATCGGTGAAGCAAGACGCCGTTTAGATTTAATTCTTAACCCAACTGACATAGGCACCATACCTTCTATGCTGTCTAACGTCGGGTTTATTTACTATCTATCGTCAGCAGCCTCTGCGGTTACTAACGTGCTTGGTGGTGTGATGATCGGTTTCCCAACGCTCGTAGGGCAAACCCTAAGATTAAACCCTAAGATGTCTTACACACAGGCTGCTGTCAAGACTTTGTTTGAGACAAGTAAGTCAGCTTCACAAGCTATAGCGGGCATGGCTAAAGGAACAACTGCGCCACCTAGTGGGCTATCTCGCGTTGAGCAAGCTGCCTTCAATCGGTTTGTAGCCGATGGCTTGATTGACATTACCGCTACATACGATCAATCTGGTTTAGCTTCTATGCCAACAGAACACTATTCTGGATTTAGATACAAGGCAATGAAAGCTTTGACTTTCTTGTTCCATCAGGCAGAGCGTCTTAACAGAGAAGTTATGGCTATGTCAGCTTTCCGTACTGCGTACGAACAAGCAACTGCCTCTGGTTTATCTCCAAGAGCAGCCTTCACCAAAGCGATTGCTGATGCCAAAGATGCAACGAACCGATCTATGTTTGACTACTCGTCAGCTAACAAACCACGCTACTTCCAGCATCCCGTTGCTCGCGTGGTGTTGCAGTTTAAGCAGTTCCCACAGCAGATGACGTTCTTCTTGGCGCATAACTTAATGCAGTCGCTCAAAGGCGAAACGCCCGAAGTCAGACGCGAAGCGCTTACGCGGTTTGTTGGCACGATGGGTATGGCTGGCATTATGAGCGGAGTCACTGGTCTCTGGGGCTTCTCCACAGTAGCCTCTGTTGTGAACGCAGTGGTCAACGCTATGGCTGAGGAAGGTGATGATGAATTGCCATTTGATTTTGAATTAGCCTTTGCAAATTGGGCGGCTGAGACGTTTGGCTCGCAGGTTGGCATGGCTGTATCCCGTGGTATCCCTAACGCAGTTACAGGCTTGGATATCGGTGGCCGTGTAAAACTAGATGACTTGTGGTTCCGCGACGGGCGCAAAAATTTAGATGAAGCAGAGGCATTGCAATCATTCCTCATAGATTTGTTGGGACCAACTGTTGGTCTAGGTATAAACGCTGCCCGCGCAGTTGACTTATGGAATCAGGGACACGGAGATCGTGCGATTGAAGCAGTATCACCGTCTATCGCGAAGAATGTTCTGGTTGCTGGCCGAATGGCGAGAGAAGGTGGTGCAACAACTCTGCGTGGTGACATGCTTACCGAAAACGATTCGCCTTTCATCCTGATGATGCAGGCACTTGGCTTACGTTCCGCAGAGTTGGCTGAACGTCAGTACTACAACATAACTATCAAAGGCCAAGAGCAAGCGATATTGAAGCAACGTCAGAATGTGTTGAACTACTACGGGCTGACCTTCATGGCTAACGACGTAGACGCCAACCAAGAAGCCTTCGATAAGATTATGGAGTTCAATATGAAGCACCCAACGGTTGCCATACCAGCGAGCTCTATCACCAGCTCTATTATTAATAGGATGAAAAAGAGCGCACAGACTGATTACGGTTTGTATATAGACCCGCGCTTAAAAGCCCAGTTGTCTGAACAAGACTATCTGGCTAACCAATAAAAAAAGCCCCGCTAACTAAGCGGGGCTAACCATCAAGGGAGAGTAGCAACTGCCGTTGCACGCGAATTCTAACGCTTAATTCTCCAAACGCGCAAGCCTCTTACCCCATCTTCTATTACTAGCTTAATAGTTGTGGCGTATTTAAGACGCTTCATCTTACGTTCTAAAAGCTCTCGTGCTTCTACGTCATTGAGACACGGTACAAAGAAAGAGCTCCCAACAGAAAACTCCAGCCAGTTCAGGTTATATGTGATGCCTTCAATCTTCATCGCCAGCGGTGGGTGGCTCGATGCCAAGCAGGTCAGCGTCAAACTCTAGGGCTACTACGGGGGGCACGGTTGTCTCCATACCCATATCTAGACGGGTACGCACCTCGGCTATGAACGCGCCGGTCTTGTTAAGCCCTTCAAGCAGATCAATGAATGTAACCTGACGGCTGACGCAGAAGTCCTTGAGTGCTTGGCGGACGATGAATATCTTTTTGGTATCTGGCTCGTATCTGATCATCAGCGCACCCTTGGGGGTGACGATAGGCGAGGCGGCTATGCCGGAGCGTGATGTGCTGTGTCGGTTGCAGACCAGCGTATTGGTGTTGTGCTTGAGTAGGAACTCGCCCACAACAGTAGCGTAATCTTCAAAGGTCAAGCGTGTAGCGTTCTGCATACCGGAGATTTCGTTTACTGTCCAGTCGTACACGCGCTTAACATCTATGTCGTGTAGTCCTAACTTGCGAGCGATTAGAGCGCCTGTCAAGTTAGCCGCCGCCATGCCCGACCAGTAACGCTCTCGTGTTTCAATCTTTACTTGCTTGTCTAGTCGTAGCTGCATCTTCAACGCTGTATCAATGGACTCCTCCAAGTTCTGCACCAGATATTGCGCGTATGGCGTACCTGCCAGACCGTGATTGCTATTGAGTCGACCGAAGATGTGTTTAGCCGTAGCTTTATCTAAGTTGTTAGTCGGGTCGATCCTGTACTGCATGAGGCGCATCAGTTCGCCCTCAGACGTAGACTTCAATGACTCCAACTTGTCAGTCATACTAGAGTTGGATGTGCTCACCATCATGGTCGCCCAAAAGCCCTGAGACTCACGCTCCTCGTTGGCTGACGCCTTCATACGACGACGCGGTGTACCTTGCGTAACGCTGTAGGCTAGATCGGAGAAGTCATCCCCACTCATCTTAGTGATCTCGTCCACACCGATAGGCAGGTTACACATCACAGCCATACGATGTAGTTTGACGTTCAAAGTATCGCGCCACTGGAGCATCAAGTAGTCAGGATGCCCCCAAACGCTGTTCATCACTTGCAGAATGGTGGACTTGCCCGTGCCTGAACGGTTGTTGACCAAGTTAATGATGCCGCCCTTGAGTCCCATGAACTTCAATAGTGGTGCACCAAACGCTGTGAACACAGCGAAAGCGTGCGGCTCAAACCCGTGCATGTTGTACACGTTGATTATGTCTTTCCAATCTTCTAGCGAACCGGCTGGGCGCAGAGCCTGAGCCACTTCGCGGGTAGCCTTAGACGGGGGGCTATACCGTATAAAGCTAGCGCCAATCTCTTGGGTTCCCAAAATAAACTTAGAGTCATCGTCAGCCCATCCAAATTGCAATCTCATCATTTCAGCCTCGTGCGTTACTTGCAGTTCTTTTGCGCATTGCACTAGGTACTCAAGAATTAGATTCATTTGAGCTGGCATAGCAATAACGCCTTGGAACGAAAGCACCTTACGTAGTTCTTCTTTACTAAGAGCGTCCACTAACGTAAGGGAAAATTCTTTAACCCCATCTTTGGGTAAAGCCAGATGAATCAAGACAGTCTCCCCCTGCATGGGGTCAAATAAACGCTTGATTACAAACAGGTCGTATTCATAGACAAGGACTACGCCCATGCCGTTGCCCATACCCCCATCGTCCTCTTCCTCTTCTTTTATATTCTTATAGATACCGCCGTTCTTGCCACGAAAGTATTTGTGGGGGAGTTTGGGTACTTTAAAGCCGGTCGTGGTTGAAGCGATGGACGCCGCCGCTGGGTTGGTCGCGTAGTTAATCTCAGTGCCCTCTTCGGCTTTGGCGATCTCATGCCCGATGACAATAGGAGATTTGATATGCCCGCGATGGCTACAGTTCTGGCAGATGTTGGGCGCGAACGAATCAAAGGTGTCGCAGGTGTAAGGTCCCTTGGTGTTGGCGGCTTTGCGCTCAGTCTCAGCCGCGTTGTACTTGGGATGCTTCTCGGATATCTTGTGTATGGCTATGTCTCTGTCTACACAGTGCTGGGCTATGGACAGCCCCGCCCGCCATAAAGGTTCTTCAATAGAAGCTTGGTTGTCGATGATGTTTTGCAGTTGTGCGCAACCGTTGCCTTCAGCAGTCTTCATCAAAATAGTTTTGAACCGAGACTGCCTATTCCCTATTACTGCTCTGGTGAAATCATCTAGTTCTCTAGTTGGTGTGTGAGGCTTGACCGGAATGATTGGCCCAAGTTTGCTAACAAACTCATCTAAAGTTATTGGTGGCGCCAAGTGCATCAGCGTCACATCAAGCGGTGTCTCGCCTTTGAAGTTCTTGGTGCCGGGTACGCGTAGGATACGAGCAGCATCTGCTGGCACGGCTGGGTCAACGATGAACTTGTGCTGTAGACACAGAGCCTTGAACGTATTGGCTATCGGTAGCCACTTATCTTTCTCAATGGGCTCGGTCAATGTCCAGTAGACATGCCAGCCACGCCCTGAGTCCACTACGCTTGGTCGCGGTAGGTTGAGTGCTTTACATAAATCCTTGAGCGCATCAAAGCCGGTGGCTTGGTCGATGTACCCTTTGATACGCCCGTACTTATCTGGCGTAGCTTTGTCTTCTCCGCAGTCTATATCTAGGAAGAACGACTGCATCCAACCGCAGTTCTCTGCATCGCGATTCTCGTTGGTGATAAAGCGACCGCACGCATAAAACACGTCGGCTTCTGTAGCCACCAGCCTGTCGGCTTCTGCTTCAACTTCGGCTAGTGTCTTGTAGTGTTCTTGAGATACAAACTTACCATTTTTTAAACCAAAGACGCAGTACCAACCTTCTTCAAGGTTTGGTACCACTGCCTCCAGTAAACGAACATCCGTCATAAAGTGTCCCGCACGTCAGAATAAGAAAGGGGGTAACGGGGGCTGACGGACACCCCGTTCGCTCCGTCGAGCTAGTTACCCCCAGAACCCTTGGATAAAGACTGAAAGAAGTTATTGATCAGACGACCGTGCTGTAGGCTTGGTGTACTGATCCCGTAGAACCAGTTGTAAACCGTTTGCTTGGTCACATCAAAGTACGACATTACGTCAGTAACTGGGATGTCCCTTGCGATGCAGAACTTGCCAAGCCGCACCCCAAGGTTCTTCTGATCAGCTTCTTTGTTAAGTCTTACAACTTTTTGAGAGTAGCCGATCATTTGTCGTCATCGCCCCACTCGTCAATCATCGCGCTTAGATTCTGCTTAGCCTTTGGTGGCGCAGTTTCTTTTTTCTTCTCAGCGCGTACGGTAGGCTCAACAATCTCCTCTGGTGTAGCCACGATTTCTGCGGCAGCACTGCCAGCAGGTGCGACTAACTTAGGAATAGCAGGAGCAGTAGCGGCAGTTTCAGCCTTCTTACCGAAGTTTAACTTGCCAGCGTTAACAGCGATCTGTGACTCGCCCTGCTTGATAGCCGCCATGTAGGTAGGCTTATCGAGAAACTCAGCATGGGTGAACACTAACTTAGGAAAGTCACTGTCAGTGTCGAAGGTCATGCGTGTAGTCAGCATGTTCAAGTTGTAGCCCGACTGCGCAACGTACTTGGCGTATTGCAGGAACGGCATGTGCTCAACGTCACCCTGACCAAACAAAGATTTCTGGGGCAGGATTAGTTGAAAAATGTCGCCCTCAACATTGTTGCGTAGCACCACGGCTAAGCGCCATGAATAACGGCAAGCCGCACGACCCGCACCGCCTGAGCCTTTAATAGCCTTGGGGCACTCCTTGCAGTTGTGACCTTGTGGGTCAGCAACGTCAGCATCAGGGCGCTCACCATCGCTAGACCAGCAGTCGGGGATAGAAGTCTCGTCTGCGTTGTACTCAGCGCCGTAGTAGGACTTCTGCACAGACTTGCTACCGTTGACGATAACGACGTCCATGTGTGGGTCGGTGTTCTTGGCGATTTCTTTGCCGCCGTCAACGAGACGGAAGACACGCCCGCGCAGTGTGATGCGCTTGACGCTACCACCAGATGCTTTGAACGCTTGGGTGAAGTCATCCAACTTCACGTTTTGTAAATGCTCAGGCAGGTTTTCGCGGAATGTTGTAGTGATGTTGCTCATTATTTCTCTCCTAATTAAGCAAGGTTTTCGTTATACAAATTTATAAGCTCTTGTTTTGGCATTTTGGAATACATGTCGTACAGGTACTCATTAACCTGATCTTCCGTTACCAGATGCTCACGCCCGCATTCTTTGGTGTACGCGGCGTCTTGATCCATGTAACCTTTTTCCAAGATTACGAGTTTGTCGATTAGCTCTTTTGTGTGCTCGTCCATGTGTTTCTCCTTAGATTGATGGTTTGCGTTTGACAGTGACAGCATAACGGCTGTCGACGTTGAGCCCTTCAGGGTACTCTTCTGGATGTTGCTCCAGAAAATCTCTCATGTTCGTATCGTGGATGCGTTTGTGCAACACACCATACGCTTTGTATTTGTCTACGAGACGATAGACCGAATCCCAATTAGTTGGGTTGTATCTTTTGGTTACACGTTTGATGACGGTGTACTTCTCAGTGGACATGCTTGTCGTGTTTTCAGCAAGCATGATCTCTATGAGTTTGTTTTCTATCTCAGCTAGTTGGTCTGAATAAACTTTATCTTGTTCTTCAAACACTTCGCGCTTTGCTTCGCGCTCATTGCGAATTTCGACGTACTTGTTTGACAAGTCGGCGACTGATTCAGTGACAGCTACACTCTCTTCCATAAAGGCTCCTTGTTGTGGTGAAACTTAATTATATGGCTAAATTAGACTTTGTCAAGTATCAGCCAATTCTTTTTTGTAAAGGTCAATCACTTTTGTGTGATTTGTTATCTTGCTCTGTAGCATCCGATAAAGCTTCTTCTCTATCGGGCTACCTTCAACGTGCACGATTGTCATAGCGTTCTTCTGACCGGGCCGATCAATACGAGCATTTGCTTGCAAGTATGTCTCTGTTGAAGTAACAGGAGCGTACCAGATAACAACATCAGCGGCTGTAAGGGTTACTCCGTGTGACGCGGCTTGTGGCTGGATAACTAAAACTTTTGGTTCTCGTTTCTCTTGGAAGCGTTTAAACGCATCTGAGCGCTGGCGCATCCCAACATCACCGTGTATAACTTCAGCAGTTATGCCCGCTTTGACAAGGTGTTCGTGCAGTAGTTCTATCGTGTGGCGGAACGGTACGAAGATAAGAACTTTGTTGCTAGTTTCGTTAACAACCTCTTCTATCACCCGTAATCTTTCGGACACATCAAAGTGCACCACGGCTCCGCTATCGCTGTAGACCGCACCACAAGATATTTGCAGTAGTTTATTCATACGTGCGGCAGCATTCACACTACTGATCTCTTCCCCAGCAGTCTCCAAAAGCATCTGATTCTTTAGTTCTTGGTAGTACTTGCGTTGTGTAGGAGTGAGTGGTGCTTCGCGGTATACGTGCGTAATCGGTGGCAAGTCCAAGCAGTCTGCCTTGGAGTAGCGTATGGCTGGCTGTAGCAACTCGTGCACAGTCTTCTCTGCATCGGGGCGCGGCTCCCAACGATACATACCGAAGTTCTGCATGACTGACTCACGAAAGTCACCAAAGAATCTAGGCGCCCGCTCAGGTGAGCACAACTTACCCAACCCGTACGCATCCACAGGGGATTGAGCGGCTGGTGTACCAGTCAACATCCATAGCCATGTCTTGTCCGTGACCAACTTGTTCATTAGCTTCCAGCGCTTTGTCTGTACGTTCTTGTACGCATTAGCCTCGTCGATGACTATGAGATCAAACATGTTTGTCTTGATAGCCTCTTCTGCTATAGCGGGTACGCCGTCATAGTTAATGATTACGAACTCTACGTTGCTCTTAGCTATTTTCAATCGCTTCTTAGTGTCGCCGTACGCTATGTCTACGCGTCTGTGCGTAGCGAACTTAAACAGATCGTTCTGCCAAGCGCTCTGCATGATAGACAAAGGGCACACGATTAAGACGCGTTTGATCAAGCCCGCGTTGATCAAGTAGTCAGCCGCCCAAATTACTGAGGCAGTCTTGCCCGTACCTTGTTCATTGAAACAAAACGCCCGCTTGCGCAAAGACAAGAACGATGATGTTTCGCGCTGATGATCAAACGGCTCGTACCCCATAGGGCGGGGCCATTTGTAGTCACGCTTGATTGGCGACGGCACATTCTTCATGTATTGGCTAAGTACGCGTGCTGCTTGAAGATTCCACTTCACAGCCACCTCGTACCGCCCGTCACCGTAATTCAAGACAACCTCGCTGTCGGGGATTGTCTGCGTAATACGCGCAGGGTATTTAGTTTTAACCACGAGTGTGTGGTCGGCTAGTATCTGCATGTTATTTCATTGAGCTGTCAGAGTTTCGCTTGAAAGATCGGTTCTTACTAGGTGACTCAAGTCGGACCCCATCTTTGTTGCTTCCGCCCTTAGATAAAGCCTTGACGTGTGCAACATCCTTGCCGCTTCTATTGACACCCTTGGCGTCAAGTTTTCTTCGGGCTCGTTGACGCTCCATCCGATCAGGCAACTCACCTCTTGCTTTTTGTTGTTCATATTCTTTCTTGTAAGGTCTGGGTTTATTTACGTAGGGCATGATGTATTCCTTTACATAGGTGAATCTTCATAATATTGTTTCTTGAGTTCTTTGTCCAGTTGTTCAAGTAACTTTCCGTCTACTCTCTCGAAGGGATTCCAGTCGTTCTCTCTGATCTTTTGCAATATCCTCTTGCGGGATAAAGACTTCTTTGGTTGTAAATCTGTGTTCGTTTGCACACTCTCTCCTTCTTATGTGACCGAATGTTGGTGAGTCTCTTGTATATTTAACTAGCGACCATGCGTTACACACTGGGCATTTCATTCCAGTTCCTTTAGTTTATCTAGATGTTCCCAAAAGAGTTGTGTGTGCCTTTTGGCATCATCCATTTCGTCGTTATCTACATATTTACACACATCCCTTGCGGCTTCTATTGCACCTGTAAGATGTTTGTAACCCTTGACACCATACTCAAGCCCCATGTCGTAGGCTTCTGACATAGCATCCATAACCCTAGGGTCTGCGCCAGCGATTGCTAGCACAGATAGCATTTCGTCTTTTTTCATTAGTCTTCCTTACTCAGCATAAAAATAGCTACCCCCACAATCACAACGACTGCGGCCCCAAGGCAAAATAACAAAACCGACCAAGCAATAGTTTCAAGCATATGTTTCTCCTAGCCAACTTTTCTCAAAGAACTACTTTCTTCAAAGTCAGCCAGCAATTTACCAACTTTGCTCAAGTAAACGACGTTCTCTGCTTTCTCTTCATCAACTGACGATTGATCAAACGACGAAGAAGTTTTTGTCTGTAGTTTAGGTGATATCACTTTGCAGTGATAGCCTTTCCACTCAAACTCTTGCAGTCCACGAATGTGTTCGCGCACTGTAGTTACTTTCTCTTTGACTTTGCGATCGTGTTGTTTTACATAGTGAACAATCTTTTTTATTTGCCCAGCCGGTGTCCTAATCGTCTTGTCCCTATCTTTGAAATAGTAAGGAGTTTGGTCGTTGTTTACACCAAACGTAACTCTTTCTCCGTTTTTCTTCACAACAACATTCCATCTACTATCTCTATCCATCCACCACCTGTGCATATTCACAAAGCAATTTCTCACAATTTTTTGGCTTTCTTCAATTGTCCTTGTATCGTCTACGAGAAATTCCGCAGTTCTCCATTTTCTAGTTGCGTATGTTCTGTAAGCACCGACCGCCCTGCGTTGTCTAGGATCACGTACTGGAACTACATGTTTATCAACTATTAATTCATCACAGAAATATATTTCTCCTGTTTTTCGGTTTACTGTTATGTACATATGTACCCAGAACAATTTACCATCTAAGTCAAAAGCCATACCAAATTGATACGGAGCTCCGGGTTTATACGCAACATGCCAAGGTAGTTTTTTATGTTTGATCGCAAAGATAATTTTTGGGTAAACTTTATTGCCACGATTAATAGCATATTTAGAAGAAGCTGTTATGCACATAATTGCTGGTAACGGTTTGCTCACATCAATCACACTGTTCTCTTCGTACCAATTCATAATCCAAGGATTAGGTGCATGAGCGCCCAACTTTTTAAGCCCCACTATAGAATCTCTATCTAACCAAGATTCGTTCATAGTAGGCAGTTTCACATACTCAAAAGTTTGCTCCAACTGATCCAGCAACTCCGAAAAGTTTTGTCCTTTTTCTTTGTTGTATTTGCGGGGTGTGTAGGTTCTAGTTTTCTTTGTTGATCTAACGAAGAAACCTTTAATGCGCTTAAAGAATTTTTCTAGTAGTAACTTCAATTTGTCCATCGTTTAACTCCTTGAGCTTTTCTTCTAGCACCCGAATGCGCTGACGGTTGTACTCAACAAGGCTTTGCGCGTACTGCAAAGACTTCTCCGCTTGCATCTTCGATAGATACGCATCGCGTAACTCTATGTCGATGATTTCCCGTAGCGTGCGTGAACGCAACATGTCTTTGATAAATGTCACAATCATCTCTCGCTTAGTCATGCTTTTTCCTTCCTTCGTGAAAACCTTTATCCCATGCTTTTGCCCAAGCGATACACCACAGATCGTAGTAACCGCGATTGAGCGGAAAGCCAAAGCCCTGTTCTGAAAACATAGCCTTCACATCTTTGCGTTTGATAAACGCTTCCCACGACTTGTCGCGTTCTCTGTTGAGTAGTGGCACATCATCAAGCACTGTTCTTTCTCCTTGCTCTTCGTGCAACCAACGCGCTGTCACGCAATTCCATGCCTAATGCCAAACGCAATAGGTCAAGCCATGTAAATTCAACAACATCACTTTTAAACGGGCTTGGTATCCACTTCATGCGTTCTTCTCCTTGATTGCTTTCCAAATAGCGTTGTAGAAGTGCTGTGCGCTTGTGCTGTTCCATGTCCCCATGCTGTCCCATATATCGGACACCTCTTGAAGAGTGAGTCCTATTGGCGGAGGCAGTTCAACTTCTTTCCCTACCAACTTATATGCTTCGGCTCTCCAACGGGCGGCTCGGTTCTTGTGATATTCACAATGAGGGCAAGTCATGCGTTCTTCTCCTTGAGTTTGGCTTCTACCTTGCGTAACCAGTCCTGCACCTTAACCACATTCCAGTCTGAATCAGAAGTGCTGACACCAATAATTTCGCACAATTCTTCATTCGTCAACCCAACCCAAGGCTTCTTGTAGTCCTGTATGTCATCGTCGTCTTCACGGTATGGTGCGGTAAGTCCTATTGGTTTTCTCATTTCCCCTCCAACTTGGCTAGGCGATCACCCAACTCGCGTATCACCATACGCGCCCATGCAAGTTCTTCCATAAGATGTAGATAGTCAGCCATTGCTACGGTCTGGTCGGACTTGCTGGGCATACGCTCAAACGCTTCGCGTTCCTCTGCTGTCTCAATGGTTAGTTGTTTCATCTTGCCCATGATTACTTACTCAGCTTAGCAATTTCACGGTTGAGATACCAGCGTGCTTTGCACAAGTCCTCATGCTTGTCACCCTTGTGATCGGCACGGGTTATGTACTTCACAACATTACCGAGGTTATAGCCTAACTCTTTGGCTTCAATGAAGTCAATAGTCTCTATGCCACCCTTGGTGTAGTGAGGTGGGTGATTGACCATGTCGGTGTGATGTGTAGCGACTATATCGATAACCGCAGGTGGTGTGGGTTTCTCCGCTACGCTTTGCGTACGTTTTTTCATTTTGTACGCCACCTGATACACAGCGTTTGGTGTGTAGCCCAAAGCCTTGGCAACCTCTGACGCTTTCGCATTTGGGTTCTTGGCAATGTAGTTGCGGATTTTTGCTGATTTAGTTAGTTTTTTAGACATTACTTAGCTCCTTGATTGTGGTCACATGAATGAACGGGACACCAGCCCCGACAGGTAAAGTTGGGTTTAGCATTCCATACATTGTTATGTACAGAAGTCTCTAGTTGCCCAACATCTGATACCCACTCGGTCCACAACTCTGATTGCGAATCGGATGAGTAAGCAGTCTTTACGAAGTCGTCAGCAAACAAGAACAGCAGACCTGCCTTGACGCGTTTGACTTGCGGATAATGTTTGAACAGCGCCAACGCAAGAATCTCAAGTTGCTTGAGGTCTGCGTACTGACTCTTCTTGCCCGTCTTGTAGT